AAACTCTGAACTAGGTATTTAATGCCTGTCTACATACCTGAACTACCTGGTTTACATAAAAACCAAAAAGAAGTATCAAAATCTGATGCTCGTTGGAAAATACTATGTGCTGGTAGGCGATTTGGTAAAACTAGGCTAGGTATTCATATGTGCATGGAAGTTGCACTTAATGGTGGTAGAGCTTGGTGGATTGCACCTACATTCGCAATAGCTAGAGTTGGTTGGAGAGCACTAGAAAACGCAGCTTATTCTTTTCCTCCAGAAATACAACCCAAAGTTTCATTAGCGAATATGGAAGTTACATTTCCAAATGGTGGTTCTATATCTTGCAAGTCTGCTGACAATCCCCAAAGACTTAGAGGTGAGGGTTTGGATTTCTTAGTTATGGATGAAGCTGCCTTTATAAAACCTGATGTTTGGCAAGAAGTATTAAGACCAACTCTTACTGAAAGAAAAGGTTCTGCATTATTTATTTCAACACCAATGGGTATGAATAATTGGTTTTTTGATTTATGGGAAACAGCTGGCAATTCTCCAAACTGGGAAAGATTTCAATATTCTACATATGATAATCCTGCGATAGACCCAGAAGAAATAGACTCTGCAAAAGATGAAGTTGGTTCTATTGTGTTTGCACAAGAGTATTTAGCAGAGTTTGTTGATGCAGGACAAGGCATGCTAAAACCAGAGTGGATGCAATATTTTCAAGTACAAGACAGAATGTATAAAGGTGGTGGTTCTCAATGGCAACCAGAAGAAATGGTTCACTTTGGTGCTGCTGACTTGGCTGTAACTACAAATACTCAATCTGATTACACAGTTGTAATATCTTACGCTATGTCACCTGATATGAAACTCTATGTTGAAGACATGCAAAGGATAAAAATAGAAGGTCCTGACATAATTCCAATGATAAACAATATGTATAAGAAGTATAGGTGGGCATATGTGTGTATGGAAAAACAAGGATTTACTAAAACTTTTATACAAGAAGCACAGCGTAGAGGTATGAGAGTTAGAGAAATGGATGCTAGCAAAGATAAAATAACACAGGCTATGCCTTTATCGGCTAGGATGGAGGCAGGCGATGTGTTATTTCGTTCTAATGCATCGTGGTTGGAAGATTTAGAGAGAGAGCTTATGACCTTTCCTGTAGGTAGAAACGATGATATCGTTGATGCTTTAGTATTAGGTGTACAAGCATTAGTTCAGAGGAGAAGCTGGCAGGCATATTAATGGCAGAGAATAAAAATTTTTTACAAAGAGCAACAGAATATTTAAGTAAACCTAGTGAAGCTTCACTTAGGAAAATGGCTAGTTACAATCAAAGCCTTGCATCAAGCAGAGATAGTTCTGTTTATGGATACAACACAACAGCAGGTTTTTGGGAAACAGCAGAATTAAAAGAAATTGGTGATGGTACAGCAAACTCTGCTGTGGTTGCATGTTTAAATGTACTTGCTACTTCTTTCGCTGAACCAGCATTACAAGTTGTAAAAAGAGACCAAGTATTTGGTGATAGAGAAGTAGATTACAAACATCCAGTTACTGAATTATATAGAAGACCTAATGAGTTTATGTCATCAAGTCTTTTATCACATTATATTGTTCTCTCACTAAATGCTCATGGTGATGCATTTATATTTAAAAACAGAAATTCTAATGGTAAAGTTGTTTCCCTAGTTCCACTAATGCCTGGACTTGTAGATGTTAGAGGTAATACTTCTAAATTAATTACACATTACGAATATTATGCATCTCAAAAAAATGCAAATTCTGGTGAACCAGTAAGAATTGACCCTAAAGATATTATTCATATACGACAAGGAATAGACCCAAATGACCACAGAAGAGGTCATGCACCACTTAAATCAATTCTCCGTGAATTGTTAGGTGATGAAGCAGCAGGTCAATACACTACTGCATTATTAACAAACTTAGCCGTGCCAGGCGTAGTTCTCTCTCCAAGAAATGATGCAATGGGTGGTCCTACTAGGGATGAAGCAGAAGCTATTGCTGAACTTTATAAACAAAAGTTTGGTGGTAAAAACAGAGGTGCACCAATGGTGTTATCTGGCTCAATGAATGTTGAAGTTGTTTCTTTTTCTCCTGACCAAATGAAGTTGACTGAATTAAGAAAACTTCCAGAAGAAAGAGTTTCTGCTGTTCTTGGTGTTCCAGCAATATTGGCTGGACTCGGTGCTGGTCTTGATGCTGCTACCTATAACAATACTGCTGAACTAAGAGAGTTCTTTACTGAACAGAGATTGGTTCCATTATGGAAAACAGTTGCTAATGAATTAACACATCAACTATTAATTCCTGATTTTGGAGATACTGGTCAAACTTGTGATTATGACATTCAAAATGTAAGAGCTTTACAAACCGACATGGATGATTTATATAAAAGAGTAAACATGGGTGTAGCTGGTGGTTGGATAACTATTGGTGAAGCAAGAAAAGTAGTTGGACTAGATGTTGATGAAAATCATAATGTTTATTTAAGACCAATGAATATGTTACAAGTTCCTGTAGGTGGTGAGGCACCGCAACCTACACAAGAACAAGAGAATACTAGAAATAACGACCCACAAGCTGGACAATTAGTTGAAGCTGCTGATAGTGAAGCTAGTTACGAAGCTAAATTATTAAGAAAATTATTTGATGCAAAGATGGACACTGTAGATGCAGTTCCTGAAACCACAAGACAAGCTGTAACATTTACACCATCAAGAAATATGTGGATGTTTACAACACAGGAAGCTGCTGAAAGAAGAGCAGAACAAATTGGTTGTTCAGGTTTTCATACTCATAAGATAGAAGATATGACTTACTATATGCCTTGTAGTTCTCATGAGAGTTTTGAAAGGACAAAAAAATCATACATCGATGGTATTGTTGAAGAGTTAAAAGTTTCATTAGAAGAAGCTGAAGTTTTATTTGAACAGGAATTTGAGATAGGTGAAATGACAGAAGAGAAAGCCCAAGTCTTACCAGAAATTTTTGATACTAGAAAAGAAGCAGAAGAAAGAGCTAAAGTTTTAGGATGTGAAGGTGCACACGAATATGAATTGAATGGTCAAACATATTACATGGCTTGTTCAACACATGAACAATTTGAAAAAGCAATGAGTAAACCAGAAAACGAAGGTAAAGCTTCAGAAAATATTAAAAAAGAAAAACCTATGAAAGATAGGACAAATTTTCCAAGCCCTGGTGATGACCAACAAGTATCTATTTCTAATTCTAAATATAAACAATTTCCTTTTGGTTATGCTAAAAGTTTAAAAGAAGATTACCCAGAAATATGGAGAAGAGGTGGTAATGGTGGTAACCCACCAACCTCATTTACAGGTAATGATGCTTTTAACAGATGGAGTAAATATCAATCTGGAGATAGAAGTGAATCAGTACTTAGCTGGGTTCGTAGAAGAGAACGCTTTATGGGAAGACATCAAAACAATAACAGATTAGCTGGTGTTGTTGCCGCGATTAAATGGGGTGGTGTTCTTAACATGGGAGTTCCTGCAATGAAAAAAGTTATTAGTGACCAAAAAAAAGTTGTTAATGCTAGAAGAAAAGAAGCTAGAAAACTAGCAATAAAAATTGCTGATGAAGTAAGTTCTAAAGCTGTTACTTCTGCAATCTCTAAAGCACTAGATAAAAAAGTCGAAGACCATAATTCTAGTAATCCAAAACATAAGGCAACAAAGAGAATGTTAGTATCAGTTTTTAACAGGGGTGTAGGTGCTTATAGAACTAACCCTAGTTCAGTAAGACCAAGTGTTAATTCAGAAGAACAATGGGGATTAGCACGAGTTAATGGGTTCTTGTTTGCTTTGAAAAACGAGAAGTTTAAGAGAAAGCCATACGATACTGATTTATTGCCTTCAAGCCATCCACTCTCATCTAAAAAACAGATGGCTGAAGTAGATAATAAAGTAAAGAACCCAGACACACCTTAAGATAAATACCACGCATTTTAAAGACTTTTGTTAATGTTTATACTATATGCACCTAAATAAATCTGTTAACAGTTTATATAGGAGATGCACTCGTGAGTGAAATTAAAAATATCGACTTAGAATTTAAAGCAGACGGTGAAGGTAAAGTTTCTGCTGTTTTCTCAGTTTTCAATACATTAGATAGTGACGGCGATGTTGTCGTTCCAGAAGCTATCAAATCAGGATTTAAATCAGGTTCAGTTCCAATGGTATGGGCTCATAAATGGGATATGCCAATTGGTAAAGGTGAAATCAAACAAGATGGTGATAAAGCTACTTTTGAAGGTTCATTCTTTATGGATACCGAGTCTGGAAAAGAAGCATACAACTTAGTAAAAGCTATGGGTGACTTACAACAATGGTCATTTGGTTACAGAGTTAACGATAGCGAAAGAGGTAAATTCAAAAGCAGTGATAAAGAAGTTGATGCTAGATACTTAAAAGATTTATCAGTATATGAGGTATCACCTGTACTTGTAGGTGCAAACCAAGATACATACACAATGGCTATTAAATCTAATAAGGAATTACTAGAAGAACTTACAAAAGATACTTTAAGTTCAGATTCTTTTATAGAAAAAGAGCCAGAAGAAAAACCAGCAGAAGAAATTGTTGCTCATGATGCAAATGCAAAACACTGTGAATGTTGTAGTAAAGGATATGGTTCTTGTGACTATGACAAAACAGGTAAATGTGCAAAAGAGATGAAAAAATCTGCTGACATTGATGAAGTTTCAGAGGAAGAAAAAAAATCTTTCTCAGAAGAAGTTAAAGATGTGCTTGCCGCATTAAATAACTTAATGACACGAGCTAACGCCATTGCGATGTTGCGTGCCAAGGATGGGAGAAAAATAGGAACCAAGGCAACTGAGGCTTTAAGGGCAGTTCAGGAAGACCTTATAGATGCATGGACTGAAATAGATTCATTTATCTCTGAGGTTGGAACCGAAGAAGCTTTAAATGTTGACTTAGAAGAAGAACAAGCTGAAGAGCCTGTAGATGTTGTTGAAGAACCAACAGATACAGTCGATACTGAAGAAGTAGCTGTCGAACCAGAAGAAGATACAGAGAATCCTGAAGAATCTGATGAAGTAGAAGAAGTAGTTACTGAAGAAGTTCCAGTAGATAACACTGAATCAGTTGATAGTGATGACTTGGAAGATGATGTGTGGATAGAAAGCCAAAGATTAATAGCAGAAGCTATTGATGTAGAAGCAACCGACAACGAAGTATAAGTAATCTAATAGGAGATAATTTACAGTGAGTAAAGTACAAGAGCTTAGAGAAAATATTGCTAAGTCTCGTGAAGAACTTAAATCTGTATTTGATGCTCCAGCTGAAGAAGGCAAGTACTCTAATGACCAAAAAGAGAAAATCAAAGGTCTTAATGAGGAACTTGCTGGTTCATTAGACGAGCTAAAGATTGAAGAATCTAAAGCTGCTAATGAAAAAGCTATGGAAGTTAGCAACGAAGTTGTTAATGAACTTCCTGTAGTTGAAGAAGCTCCAGCTGGCGTTAAATCAATAGGTGAGCAATTCACAAATACTGACGCTTATGCAAAATACATGAGCAATGGTGTTAAAGGCGTAGATTCTCAAGCAGAATTTAAAACAACATTAAATACCACAGGTTATCCACCAGAGTCGTTAAGAGCACCTGGAATATTAGAGACAGCTTTAAGAGACCCTAATGCTGTTATTGGATTGTTTGACCAAATTCAAACATCCCAAAACGCATTTGTATATCTTGAAGAGACAACATTCACAAACAATGCAGGTGAAATTGCAGAATCTGGAGACATCTCCAGTGCAAACGAATCAGCATTGGCTTTCACAGAAAGAACAGAGAGCATTCGTAAGATTGCTACTTTCTTGCCTGTGACAGATGAATTGTTGGCTGACGTTTCTGGTATCCAAGGATATGTTAATTCACGTCTCACAACAATGATGAGATTAAGAATGGACAACCAATTACTAAATGGTAATGGTTCCGCTCCAAACTTGACTGGTGTATTACAAAAATCTGGTATTAACACATTTGACTATTCTTCATATTCTGGAGAATTAAGCAGACTTGGACAAGTGTATCAAGCAATTACAGAAATCAGAAAAGACGCTTTTGTCGAACCTGATACAGTAGTTATGCACCCAAGTGACTGGTATCAAATTGTAACAGCAGTTACAGACCAAGCAGGAGATGCAGCCGCAGGTCTTGCTTCTAAGAATCCATTAATCGTAGCCGCAGGTGGCTTTGGTGGCGATGTAGCCGCTAGATTATGGGGTCTTAAAGTAGTTCCGAGCACAGCAATCGCAGAAGGTACCGCATTAGTCGGTAAATTCGGTGGTGGCGATGCTGCTCAAATTGTCATGAGGGAAGGTGTTGACCTTGCCGTATCTGACAGCCATAGTGACTTCTTTGCGAAGAATCAACTAGCTATCAGATTAACCATGAGAATGGGCTTTGTGGTCTATAAACCAACAGCTTTCTGTTCTATAACAAACTTCTAAGTTTGATTTAGACGATAGTGTGAAGAGCCCTCTTCGGAGGGCTTTTCTAATACCAAGTAATTTTATTTTATAAGTTAGGATTAATGATTATGTATACAATTCCAGAAAAAAATATTTATAAGCTACCTGATGGAAAGCTATGGGAAGGTGACCCAGTAGATGTGCCAACTTCACAAGCTGACCTAATTGCTAAAGCTGGTAAAGAATATCCAACTGACTGGCTCAAAGAGCAAGGTTGGGGTAAAAAAGACAAGCCTGCTAAGAAAAAAGCAGCAAAAAAACCAGCCAAAGCAGTTAAAAAATCAGAAGTAGAAGATAAAGCTCTAAAAGATTTCGATACCGAAGATAAGTAAGGAGGTCTAAATGGCTTTCTCAACGGCAGCCGATGTCGAAGCTTATACTCGTATTGATTTTGACAGTGGTTTAGAGTCACATTTAACAGATAATTTAATACCTTTTGTAGATGAATCTATTGTTCAATTTGTAGGATATGATTTAGAACAACAAACTCAAGTTGAAACATTTACAGGTGACCAAACTAAAGAAGTTTTCTTAACACATATGCCTGTAAGGTCTATTACCTCAGTAGTTGAAGATGACTTTACATTAACTGAAGGTTCATCAGCAGATTTTATTTTTTATCCTAATGGTAGAGTAAGAAGATTAGGTAAGAGATGGTCTTATGCAAGAGAAAGAAATATTGTAATAACTTATGTTGCTGGATATACACCTCATGGTGGTGGTCTATCTACAGACTTACCTACTGTAATTAAAATGGTATCTGCTAGAGCATCGGCAAGACTTTTAGAAGCTGTATTAGTAGTTTCATCACAGCAAGAACCTGCTGAAATAGGAGACCAAAATGTATCAGCTGGAACAGCTGGTAATTTTAATTTAGCAGGAACTGAAAGAATTGGTGATTACTCAGCTACCTATAGCATAGGACTAGATGCTTTATCTTTACCACCTTTATCACAATCAGACAGGTCATTACTTTCACCATTCAGGAAATCTTTTTTCGTGTAAATCATGCCTAATAAAAAAGCACCTAGTGTGGAGGAGGCAAAAACTCTATTTTTAGAAAACCCTAATAAATTACTTAAGGAATGGTCTAAAGAATGGGGTGTCTCAGTAGAAAGGGTCAGGCAATTAAAAGTTCAAGCTGGTTTATCTATAGGTAATGACATAGATTACGAAGTTGCAGAACAAGTTATACAAAGAATACAATCTGGTTATGGAACTATAGCTACTAGAAAAACATATAAGGGTTTATCAGTTGGTTATGACAAGTTTAGAACTTGGTGTGTCAAAGATGTAGAACTTAGTAAACGAGTAGAACAAGCTCGTGAAAATTTTTTAAATGCTAGTTACAATCCAACAGAAAAAGTTTGTTATAAATGTTCTGTTAATAAATCTATTAGTGAATATAATAAATCAGCAAAATATAAAGATGGATACAACAGATATTGCAAAGTATGTCATTCACAGATAAAAGACAATAAAGTAAAGATAGACAAAAAAACTTGCATGATGTGTAAACAAAGTCTTTCTCCTAGCTCATTTGATGGCAATTCAAAATTTAGAGATGGTCTTTCATTGTTTTGTAAAACTTGTAAATCGAAAGAAAGAAGAAAGACTAGAAGAATTAACGAAAATCTAGGCA